AGAATAAAAATTAAATTCCCGCCGGACATTTTTTGTCCGGTTTTCTATTGCCTAAAATAAAGGCTCCCTGTGGATGGCGATATCGTTTCGCGGCCCACAGGGGGCCTTTTTTGCTGTAAAAACGGACATTTCATGTCCGGGGCAAATGCGTTTCGGGGCCATATGATTAAACCGTGAGTCTAGACAAGCTTTAAGAAAGTGAGGTGAAAGAGATGCGAGACATCCGAAACGCTCGCGGCAAGCTGGTCTGCCGCCTGGATGAGAAAGCTGGCGTCGTAGAAATCGTCCACAAAGGTTGTAAGACGCTGATTTGTTTTAAACCAGATGGAAAAGCAGAAATCATAAATACAGAAGCAGCATAACCGCAAAACACAAGTCAATAACGAGAATCCGCAGAACCGCGAGACGGGCAGGACGACACCAACCACTGGTGTTGCCGCCCGTCTCGTTTTGTTTCTACGGATTTGAGACATCGGCCCCCTGCGGATTTTCAAGCCAACTTTTGAAAATCGCAGGAGGAAAAAGATGTTAATAAATTACAAAGATGCCGATGGCAAAATCATCGAATTGGAGGTTTCTGACGAAGTCGGTACCTTCTATCTCAGTTCCGTAGAAGAAGAAAAACGTAATGAACGGCGGGAAACCCGCCGCCACACTTCCCTCGAGAGTTTCACCTATGAGGACAAGCGGTTCTTCGACGATGGAATGGACTTGCTTGCCGATCTTATAGCTTCGGAAACTGTTAGCCGCACTATGTCCCACCTCACCGAGCGACAGCAGTACCTTATCCGCAAAACCTGTCTGGAAGGTTGGAAATACACAGAACTTGCCTCACTGGAAGGCGTGGACGAGTCCGCTATACGTCACGCCGTAAACCGAGCAAAGAACAAACTCAAAAAAATGTTATAGTAACCGTCCGATTTATCTTCCGCAGGTGGCATAAGGCAGAAGGCACAAGAAATCAGCCTTCGGAAAGGCAAGGTGATCCGAATGAAGCACACGCTTAGAATCAGTGTTTCAAAGGAACCACAGGGCGGCGGAATAGTTGGCTGTCGCCATGTCACCATGCGCGAGAGACTGCTGCGTCTCCTGCTGGGTGACAAGCAAAGGCTGACGGTCATTGTCCCTGGCGACAGCGTGAGAGCGCTTTCAATTATTGAGGAGGGAGGTGAGGGCCATGAGCAAAACCAAGCTGTTGCTGGATGTAGCGGCTAACCTGAAAAATCTGGCAGACAGCATTTTGGCAGTTGCAGAGGCAGTGGCGGATGGTGAGCCTAGCGGGGCTTTGAAGCCGGAAACACCAACTGTCAATAAGGAAGAAAAGTCTGAAACCAAAGCGGTCACGCTTGAGCAAGTCCGGGCTGTGCTGGCTGCGAAAAGCCATGACGGCTTTACCGCTGAGGTCCGAGCACTGTTGGAGAAGCACGGTGCATCAAGGCTCAGTGAAATTGACCCGGCGAATTATCCCGCACTTCTCGCGGATGCGGAGGGGCTGAAATGAGCAAACACGCTATTCTCTCCGCTTCCGGAGCGCACCGCTGGATGAACTGTACCCCATCAGCCAGGCTGGAGATGGAGTTTGATGAGAGTGAAAGCGAAGCCGCCGCTGAGGGTACCGCAGCTCATGCCCTCGCTGAACACAAGCTGCGCCGGGCACTGAAAATGCGCTCGAAGAAGCCAATCTCCAAGTACGACTGCGACGAAATGGACGCCCACACCGACGCTTACGTGGATTTTGTTCTTGAAACCATCGCCCAGATAAAGTTGACCTGCAACGACCCGTTGGTACTGATTGAGCAGAGGCTGGATTTTTCCAGGTATGTACCGGACGGTTTCGGTACCGGCGATTGCGTTATTATCGGCGACGGTACACTCCATGTTATCGATTTTAAGTATGGGCAGGGCGTTCTGGTAAATGCCCAGGACAATCCCCAGATGAAGCTATATGCACTTGGTGCCCTGGAACTGTTTGACGGGATATATGACATCAGCACAGTGGCCATGACCATTTTCCAGCCGCGCCGGGAGAATGTCAGCACCTACACGGTATTTAAAGAATCGCTTTATCAATGGGCGGAGGAAACACTGATACCCACCGCTGAGTTGGCTTTTAAAGGTGAGGGCGAGTACGTCCCGGGTGAACACTGTCAGTTCTGCCGGGCTGCGGTAAAGTGTCGAGCCAGAGCCGAAGCCAAGCTTAAACTGGCGGCCTTTGAGTTTGCCCTTCCTCCCTTGCTTTCCGATGAGGAAATTGGCGAGGTTCTCAATTTGATCGGCGACCTGACCAGTTGGGCAAATGAGATTATTGCCTATGCCACAGACGCCGCTGTGAACCATGGCAAGGAGTGGCCCGGTTTCAAGGTGGTCGAGGGGCGCTCCATCCGAAAATATACCGACGAGAAGGCCGTAGCCGAAGCGGCAAAAGCTGCTGGATACCGTGACATCTATAAGCAGAGCCTTATCACCATTACTGAGATGGAAAAGCTGATGGGCAAATCCAGGTTTAATGAAATTCTCGGCGGACTGGTTATAAAGCCGCCCGGCAAACCGACCCTGGTTCCGGTTGCGGACAAGCGACCGGCGATGAGTATATCAAACGCAAAAAACGAATTTATGGAGGTTTAATACTATGTCAAATACAGCAAACAGAGTTAATCGTAGTCCTGGGAAAAATCCCACCAAAGTTATCACCGGCATTGTACGTCTATCCTATGCGAACGTATGGGAACCCAAGTCCATCAACGGCGGCGCGGAAAAATACAGTGTCAGCCTGATTATCCCCAAGTCAGACACTAAGACCATCGCGGCCATTAATGCTGCTGTGGATGCAGCGATCGAGGAAGGCAAAGGCAAATTTGGCGGCAAGATTCCCTCTAAAGCGCAGTTAAAACTTCCGCTCCGTGATGGCGATATCGACCGCCCTGATGACGAAGCCTACGCCAACAGCTATTTCGTTAACGCCAATAGCAATACCGCTCCGCAAATCGTGGACAGGCAAGTCAACCCTATCCTTGAACGTTCCGAGATTTATTCTGGCGTTTACGCGAGGGTCAGCATTAATTTTTATGCTTTTAATTCCAACGGCAATAAAGGAATCGCCTGTGGTCTGGGCAACATCCAGAAAATCCGTGACGGTGAACCGCTGGGTGGCAGATCAAATGCTGCTGACGATTTTGCCACTGACGTGGACGATGATTTCCTGTCATGAGAACGCTTAGTATTGATTTAGAGACTTTCAGCACGGTAGACCTCGCCAAAAGCGGGGTCTATCGCTATGCTGAGTCCCCGGATTTTGAAATCCTGTTGTTCGGTTACAGTGTTGACGGCGGAGGTGTTCAGGTTATTGATCTGGCCAGAGGTGAACATCTGCCGGATGAGATTTACAGCGCCCTTTTAGATGAGTCCGTTATCAAATGGGCACATAATGCGCAGTTTGAACGGGTATGCCTGTCCCGCTATCTTAACCAGTGGCTGAAGCCGGATTCCTGGCGCTGTACCATGGTATGGTCCGCCTATCTTGGTCTGCCTTTGTCGCTGGAGGGCGCTGCATTAGTCACCGGCGCGGAAAAGCAAAAGCTGACTGAGGGGAAAGATCTAATCCGCTACTTCTCCATGCCCTGCAAGCCCACAAAAACAAACGGCCAGCGAACACGTAATCTCCCCGAACACGACCCTGAAAGGTGGGAACGCTTCAAAGCCTACAATGCCCGCGACGTGGAAACGGAAATGGCTTTGCAGGCAAAGCTGGCTAACTTCCCCGTACCGGAGGATGAATGGAAAAACTATATCCTCGACCAGGAAATCAATGACCGAGGTATCCTGCTGGACATGACCCTGGTCAGGCAGGCGATCCGCTGCGATGAGCAATCCCGGTCGGAACTGACGCGAGTTATGCAAGAGCTGACCGCACTGGATAATCCCAACTCAGTCGTGCAGATGAAGACTTGGCTTGCCGATCATGGTCTTGAAACCGACACGTTGGACAAAGCAGCGGTTAAGGAGCTGCTTAAGACCGCACCCGGAAATCTGGGACGTGTTTTAGAATTACGGCAGAAGCTGGCCAAGTCAAGTATAAAGAAATACACAGCGATGGAAAACGCAGTCTGCTCCGACGGCAGGGCGCGCGGGTTGCTGCAGTTCTACGGAGCTAATCGTACCGGCCGTTTTGCTGGGCGGTTGATTCAAGTACAAAACCTTCCGCAAAACCATCTACCAGATTTGGAGGAAGCGCGCAATCTTATTCGCTCCGGGCAATTTGATGCAGCAGAGATGCTCTATGATTCAGTGCCCTCCGTTTTATCCGAACTTATCCGTACCGCATTCATTCCCGAATCTGGATTCAAATTTATCGTTGCTGACTTTTCCGCCATTGAAGCCAGGGTAATAGCCTGGTTGGCGGGTGAAACATGGCGTAATGAGGTATTTGCCACCCACGGCAAGATTTATGAAGCATCGGCGGCGCAGATGTTCCATGTCCCCATTGAAGAGGTCAACAAAGGCAGCCCCCTGCGCCAGAAAGGGAAAATAGCCGAATTGGCGCTTGGCTACGGCGGATCGGTTGGTGCTTTAACCGCTATGGGCGCTTTGGATATGGGGCTTTCCGAAGAGGAACTCCAGCCGCTGGTGACCGCCTGGCGAAAGGCCAACCCCAACATCGTCCGGTTCTGGTGGGACGTTGACCGGGCTGCCAAAAAGGCGGTCAAGGATCGCGCCACTGCGGAAACACACGGAATCCGTATTGGGTACCGCAGCGGAATGCTGTTCATTACCTTGCCATCCGGCAGGAACCTTTGCTATGTAAAGCCCAGAATAGAGCTAAACCGCTTCGGCGGCGAATCGGTGACATATGAGGGTATTGGGACAAACAAGAAATGGGAGCGCATCGAAAGCTACGGGCCTAAGTTCGTGGAGAACATCGTCCAGGCGACCTCAAGAGACATTCTCTGCCATGCCATGCGCCGTTTGGACGCTATGGGCTGCATTATCGTAATGCATGTCCATGACGAGGTTGTTATTGAAGCCCCGGATGAGGTAACGGTTGATGATATATGCGCCGTAATGGGCAAAACCCCGCCCTGGGCAAAGGGGCTTTTGCTTCGCGCCGATGGCTTTGAGTGCCTTTTCTATAAAAAAGATTAGAAAAAAATAATGGACCGTCCGATTCCGCTCCTTGTGGTGGCGATATAGCGAAGGCCAAAACACAAAATCCAAGCCTTCGGAAAGGACGAATCCAAATGAACAAATTGCAGGTATTCTCCTACGAGGGAAAAGAGGTCAGAACCATCCAGAGGAACGGCGAAACTTGGTGGGTGCTAAAGGATGTGTGCGGAGTGCTGGAACTCAGCAATGCTCGCATGATTGCCGACCGGCTTGACGAGGATGATGTAAGTCTGGCTTACGTCACCGACAGCATGGGCAGGCAACAGCAAACCAACATCGTTAACGAGAGCGGGCTTTACAATGTTATCCTGCGCTCTGACAAGCCCGAAGCCAAGAAGTTTAAACGCTGGGTTACCCACGAGGTTCTTCCTCAGATTCGCAGGCACGGAGCTTACATCACAACCTCTAAGCTGGAAGAAATCATGAATGACCCTGACTCCTGGATTAGGCTCTTGACCGCCCTCAAGGAGGAACGCCAGGAAAAAGAGCGGCTTCAGCTACAGGTCGCCCAAGATAAGCCTGAGGTGGTATTTGCCGATGCTGTATCCGTATCGGACGGCACCATTTTAATCGGCGAACTGGCGAAAATCCTCAAAGGCAACGGTATCGAAATCGGCCAGAACCGCCTGTTTGAAAGGCTCCGCCAGGACGGCTTCCTTATCAAGCGCAAAGGCACAGACTACAACGCGCCGACCCAAAAGGCTATGGAACTCGGTCTTTTCAAAGTAAAAGAAACCGCCATTACCCATTCGGATGGTCATGTCACCATCAGCAAGACCACCAAAGTTACTGGCAAAGGGCAGCAGTATTTTGTCAACTACTTTCTCGGGGGAGGGGCGGATAGGGATGGACGGGTGTAACAGCGGGGGCTGCCCGGAACATATAGCCGCTCCTTCTTCGGACGGTGCGGCGCAGAAGGAAAAACGGTACCGCCAGCTGGTTTATATCTGCTCTCCTTTTGCCGGTGACACGAAACACAACATCATCCGTGCGCTGGGCTATTGCCGGTTTGCCGTCAGCAAGGGATATATCCCCCTCGCGCCGCATCTCCACTACCCACAGTTTATGGATGATAGCGACCCAAAAGAGCGCGAACTCGGACTATATTTCGCCCTGGTTCTACTTAGCAAATGCGATGAGCTGTGGGTGTTCGGACACCGGGTGTCAGATGGTATGGCCCGGGAAATCAGCAAAGCGAAAAAGCAGGGCATACCCATTCGGCACTTTACCGAGAAGTGCGAGGAGGTGCAGGTAACGTGAAGATAGCGGTCGGCAACAGCCGCATGGATAAGAAATGGAAAAACAGGGACATCTCATGGGAAAACTTCCTCGCCCGGGTCAGCACGACGATCCGCACCACCGAAACGGTATCGGAATTCCGCAAGATGAGCCGCGCGCAGCAGGATTCCATTAAAGATGTGGGCGGCTTCGTGGGCGGCGCTCTACGTGAAGGTAAACGCAGGAACGGTTATGTCCTCTGCCGTTCCCTTCTCACCTTGGATATGGACTACGCCAGGCCGGGAATTTGGGATGAAATTAATATGCTCCACGATTTCAAGTGCTGTGTTTACTCTACTCACAAACATACCCCGGATGCACCGCGCTTGCGGCTTGTTATTCCTCTGGCCCGCGAGGTTAGCGAGGACGAGTACCCCGCTCTTGGTCGCATGGTAGCCAAGGAAATCGGTATCGAATTGTTTGACGACACGACTTATGAACCCTCGCGGCTTATGTATTGGCCGTCTACGCCATCTGACGGTGAGTTTGTGTTTCAAGAAAAAGAAGGCGAGTTGCTAAACCCCGATGTATACCTCGGAAAATACGCTGACTGGCGGGATACTTCCATGTGGCCTGTATCCTCGCGTCAGTCAGAAGTGGTTCGCAGCCAGATTACCCAGCAGGCTGATCCGCTCACTAAGGAAGGTGCAGTCGGTGCGTTCTGCCGGGCTTATTCCATTGAGGACGCAATTGCCACTTTTCTATCCGATGTCTATGAACCCAGCGCGATAAATGGCCGCTACGACTATATCCCTGCTGATTCTTCAGCGGGACTGGTCATATACGATGGTAAATTCGCCTACAGCCATCACGCTACCGATCCGGCCTGCGGCAGGCTGCTGAATGCCTTTGATCTGGTGCGAATACACCGCTTCCGCGACCTCGACGACAAGACCGCTTTGGATACCCCTCCGGGAAAGCTGCCCTCCTTTAGGGCCATGACGGAACTAGCCATAAAGGATGAACGGGTCAAGGAGCAGTTGGCTGAAGAACGTAAAGCCCAGGCGGAGAACGAGTTTAGGGATGCGGATTGGCAGAAGGCCCTGGAACTTGAAAAGACCGGTGCTGTTAAAGACAGTTTCGGAAACTATCTTCTGATATTAAACAATGACCCTAATTTGAGCGGTATCGTTTTTAACCAACTGCGGGACGGTGTGGA